GTGGCGTAAAGAACAAGTCTTTGGATGCAAACATTATGCGAACGCCTGTGCGTAGTTGCCGTACCAGTTTGTGCCATCACTAAAAAACGCCAGAATGTCCCAGCGTGATGCCGTGGTGGTCAATGTAGGCGCAATGTTGTTAGGCCACTTCACACTTGTAAACGTACCTGTAAACGCACCCGCACCGGTACTGACAATCAAAATGAATGACTTGCCTGCCGCAGCGGTGGGCATAGTAAACGTACAGTTGCCGGTCAACGTCACCGTTTGCACAGTACCGTTCGTCAGCGCAATCGTTTTTGCTGTTGAACTGTTGCCGATGGCATACAAAGTTTCTGTGTAATTGGTGATGATTGGGTTGTTGAGCGCCAGAGTGGTCAACAAAATGAACTGCGTACCGTCATAGATCAACACAGCCAACTCGTTAGCAACAAGAGCGCCTGCGGTCAATGTTGTGAGGTTGGGGTTGTAAATGTTGACAGCGCCAAGGCTGTTGACGTTGATGGTAGACGCGCCAGTATTGGTGTTGGCAATCTTGACAATAATCATCAAGCCTGCGGTGAGCGTGGCTGTAATGCTTGTTGGGAAAGTCGCAACATAAGCGTTGGCAGCACCAGTATCAGCAACGTAATTGCTGTAGTTGTTGGTGGTGTTTAGGAACGTGGCAATCTGAGTGTAGTTGCCATCTAACAGGTTCAACGCAATTGAACCCGTCAATCCACCAAATGTGTTGGTTGGGGTAAGAGCGGTTGAAGCGGTCATGTGATTCCTTACTTGTCAACTTTGTTGTCGAGTTTTTCAAATATCTTGTTGAGCATCTCTTTGATGTCGTACAGATCGTCTTTGTAATCTTCTTTTATGACGAACCGGTCTAACTTGTCTTCAATCTTTTCAACACTACGAGCCATACTGTTGACGGTGTACCCGCCAAAAAAGCCACACAACGCAAACAATCCTTCAATGATGTAATGCGTGTCCATGCTTACCCCATCAAGTATGGTGTTGTGATGCGACGAGTAAACACAGACGCAAGAACGGCTTGCACTTGCTTGGTGTACTCTTGCATGAAAATTTCGGCCTCGCCAAACGCTTGTTCTTTGTGCTTTGCTTTGTAGCAGGCGTAGAACGACACCGGCGTGGTGTACGGCAGCGGGATGGTCTCTGTTGGAGATGAGTTGCTCAACGCTGTTGGCAAAACAACTGTATCAAGTTCGATACTGTATGTTTGATCTGGCACAGGACCAAGGTAAATGTTGGTTTGCCCATACATAGAATAGGCAATAGGTCTGCCAACATAGTTTTGATAGTAGCGCAGTCGAGCGTTGAAATCAGTCCAAGGCAGGTATTGCAAAGCAATACGGGTGTTGCCCCAGATCAAATTGAAGTTGAGAATGTCCAGCGTGTTTGTGCCGCTGGGCAAAGATGAGGTAGCGATTACTTCCTGATTAGCAGAAACGCTTGATGTTTGGTAAGTACGTAGACAACCTGTGTCACGCACGAGCCTAAACCTTGCATCGTTGATGTAATCGGTTAATTCGCTTGTTGAATAGAAATTACCGTTTGCATCATGCAGCAATCGTTGGCATTCCGTGATGTAGTCGGACAGCGACTGTGGGGGCTGCATTTATGCTCCATGATGTTAGGCGGCTTTTTGTACATTGCCAGCCCCACGCTTATTAGGCGCAGGAACTGGCTTTGCATCAACCACGGGGGATAGAACGTGGACATTGGGACGGTTTGACGAAAACGAGAATGCGTTAAGACGTTCAAGAGCCTTATCGTATTCCCCGCTATGCGTCATCCATCCAAGACGTTGCAGGTAAGGGGTCTTGTTATCGTCCCCATACCCAAATACATGGTTGCAAACAACAGGTGGAACTTCCACGGGAACGCCCTTGGCAAACGTATAGCGCTTGCCGTCAAAGCCATCAACGAGGTCGTGTTCGCTGTTGTTTGTTACCCACATATTAAGCAGTCAAAATATCGCCGTAGATGTACAGGTCAACAGTAGCTGCTGCACCTTGTGCAGTACCCACGTTGATGTACAAATAAGATTGTGAGAATGCGTTTGTGGACGCAATCGACAAATCTTGCACAACAGCGGCAGAAGCCAAAGAAGGAGTCACGGCAGTCACAACGGCAGTACCACCAGCGTTAGCTGCGGTCTGCACGGTGAAACGTGCTGTGGTTGGGTTGATAGACCCGTTGGTCATTGCAATCGCACGAACCCGAAACTTTGTGGGAGTATCGGCGAAAGCAACAAGCGTGTCGCCTGTTGCATTCAAGTTGAGCGACGGAACAACAGCCAGCAGGATGCTACCAAATTGACTTGGCAATTTATTTGCAACACGAGAAGCAGCCATGTTCTTGACTCCTTAAACGGTTTGCAGATAAACGTAATCTGTCGCGCCGCCGAATGTTGTGGTCAATGTGAAGTTGGTTGTACCCAACGCCACGCCGAGGCTCAACAAGCCCACGTTGGCAGAAGCCACTTGATGCAAACCACCGTCAATCAAAGTACCTGTGAACGCTGTGGTGCTGGTGTTGGTTGCGTAACCGTAAGCAGCGCGAGGCGTAAAGATACCTGTAGAGATGTTGGGGTTGGTCAATGTGGCAGTACCAGCGGTGACGTTCGATGTTGCGTACAAAGGAGCAACAGCAGCGTTGGTGTAACCCACGCCAGATGCACCAGAGATACCGGTCATTGTCAAGCACATCACAGCGGTAGCAGCAGTTGTTGATGCTGGGCTGAATGTGATGGCAGGAACGGAAGTCATACCAGCACCGTTGTTTGCCATTGTGATGGCGGTGATAGTGCCAGAGCCGACCAAAGTCGAGTTGACTGTCAACACAGCGCCAGAACCAGTAGTGTCGCCGTTGGCGTTAACCACGGTCACGGTAGGAGCAACTGTGTAGCCTGCGCCTTGGTTGGTAACTGTAACTGCGTTGATAGCGCCACCAGAGATGGTGCAAGTTGCAGTAGCAGGAACGCCGCCAGCAGGAGGAGCAGAGATCACAATGATTGGTGCTTTGGTGTAGTTAGTACCAGCGGTAGTGATGGTGATGGTGCTGTTGATAGCGCCGCCAACAATCACGTTGCCGGTAGCAGTAACAGTACCGCCTCCTGCTGCGAATGTCACAGAAGGAGCAGCCACAGTACCCAACTGTTGAGCGGGAGTGTAGATGCCGTTGGTGTAACCGCTACCAGCGGTGGTGATAACAGCGCCGACCACAGTACCGGTCAAGTTCATCAAACGGGTGTTGTAACCGTCAGACGAAATCAAAGTTTGACCAGATTGAGTGGTGGTGTCGCTGGTGCGCCAAGTTTGTGAAATGCCATCAAACTGCTGGATGGCAGTATATGGACCAAGTTTCACAGAGTATTGACCGCTGGGAACGGTGTACACCTGACCAGAAGCGAGAGCGATTGGTGTTGCAGGCCAGTTAGTGCCGCGAGCGCCAAAACCGATTTGATTGAACATGAATTACTCCTTAGATGGTCAATGAGTTGTAACCAGTAACTTTCGTCATGGCTTTTGGTTTTGTGACCACCAGTTCGGCAATTGTCAACACAGCGCCGACATAACCGACTTGGAAGTTAGCCAAAGTTGACTCAAATCCTGTGAATGCGAACGAACCTTGTTCGTGGATGTAGAGAGACATGTAGTTGCTATTGAGCAAGTACACAGTACCTTCTGGGCAGTATGGGTCTGGATAGATTGGCACACCAGCAACCATCAAGGCGCGGAAGCCAGATTGAGGACCATCTGCGTCTGCGTCAAAGCCAACACCTTTACCGGGTGTGATGACGTAAGACTCTTGACCAACAAAGTCTTGAGCCAACAGAGTCCATGTACCAAAACCGCACACGCCGAATGTTGGGACTTCAGCAGCGTTTTTGACAGTACCGCTGATGTATTGCAACAAGTTTTGACGAGTTGGGTTAACAGTACCAGCAGAGTAGAGTTTTGATTTCCACCATGTGTTGTTGGTACGGTTGATGTTGCCGTATGTGGCAAGGGTTGTACCGTCATCAACAGCGCCGGGCAAACCAATGAATTGCGTGGAGTTGGTCGTGTTGTTGTACAGAGCGGTAGCCATGCTGTCCATCATGCTGTTTGTGGCATCGTTCATACGAGCCTCAATCAGAGGAATAACAGCGTAGTCTTGTTGGACTGCACCTTCCATGCCGAGGAACGGCACGGGAGCAATCATCAACTTTAAGTTGTATTCAGCGTTGGTCACACCGACTTGGACTGATGGTTGAGCGAACGAGCCGCTGTAATCAGACCATTGCGATGTAATCATCTGTGAGCCTTGGACGGGAGCGGTCACGGATGACACACCACCAGAGGCTTGTTGTGAGTTGGACAACAATGCTGCCAACAGGGGAGTTGAGTTGTACAGTTGCACAACCAACTTAGGAATGAACGCCCGACGGGTTACGTAGGAAAGTTCGGTGTACTGGGCAGAGCCAGTACTCGGAATGATGCCGCCACCAATAGCCATGAAAGACTCCTAGAAAAAAATCCCCTGTTGTTAACCTTGACCTTACAGACCAATTGGTCGTGTAGGTTTGCGAAACTCACGTAGCGACTCAGCCGCAACATCACGAGCAGCTTGCACAGGGTTCTTGTGGAACGCCTTGAGGTCAAACTGCCGCATTGGGTTGGGATTGTAGCCAGTAGGTGTAGGAACAGCAGCTTGTTTCATAAAATTATGATACTCGGCTGCTGCTTCGTGATTAGTAATGCCTTTGTCGAGCATCAATTTTTCAACTTGCTGGACTTCATCTTTGGACTGAACCAAACCTTTTTCCAGCAAACTTTTTCTGCGAGATTCCAAGTTGTCCATTGCGTCACGCTCTGCCAACTTTGCTTCCAGCGATGCAATTTTTTGTTGCGAGGCCGTGAAGTGTTTGTTGACGCGATCTTCAATTTCCAATTCAGGCAGCGCCACATCTGGGCGAACCTGTTTGGTCATTCGCATGAATTCCGTGCGAGTGGCAGGATTTTGTGACAACTGGAGTGCCAACCGCGCCAACTCGTCGCGTTCTTCGTAAGATTGATTTTCTAAAGACATACTTATCCCCTTTGTTTATTAGATGACTTTTTTAGTGCCGCCGGGTTTTTCCAGCGTCATCTTGTTCTTGTACATACGGCTGTTGATGGCAGTACCATCTTTGCCGCCACCAAACTCCGAAAAGCGTGGTGGGTTGAACACTTGACCGTGTTGCATGTTGTTGTCGGTGGGTTTGCGGATGGGCAAAGAGCCACGGGGTTTAAAAACGTCCATGATGTTTCCTTACATTGGGAGTGGAGGTTGTTGCATACCCGGCACAGGTGCTTGGGCGATGCTTCTTTGCTCTGGTGACGCACCACCTGCTTGCGGCAGGGTTTGAATCATCTGCAAAATTTCTGCTGGCATGAGTTCGCGGTTTTTAGCCTCGCGTTTGCCAAACATTTTGTGCAAGGAGGACAACGATTTCATAATCTGTTGGCCTTCTTCTGTTTCGCTACCCAGCGCTGGCAAAGATTGCTCTAGCAAATCCATCGCCATCTGAATGTTGATGTTGGCTGCTGCCTTGCTTCCCATTTTGGGTTCTGGGGTAGACATGGGTGAACCCATTGGAGGAGTAGAAGCGTCAGGTCCTGCGCCAGCAGAAGCGGGAGCAGGAATGTCAGTATTCTCAGGGGCTTGACCCTGTTGAATTAACTCCATCATCTTGTCCATCGGCATACCAATTCCTTTAAATAGGCGGTGGTTAGGTGTTCAGCCAACCACCAATGCTGGGTTGCATCTAAGCAAATGATCGTCCTTGCGGATGATTACTTGCGTTTAGATTTACGCATACCTTTGCGTGTTTTACGTGCCATTTTATTGACTCCTTAAACAGCGGCCACATTTAAAAGGGAATGCAGCCATACCCTACCCGGTTCTACCCGAATTCTTACGATCTCTTTTCTGAGCGAGTATCCCGTTTGGTCTGCCCACTCAAGTTACTGCGTTTATACGACATTTCGCTTTTACGTGCAACACCTTTGTCGCCAACGTAGCGAGGTTCGTTGTTTGGGTTACTCACCCTCCCAGTAAAACTTTGATTTGATGCCATTATGCAGCCTTTTTAGGTTGTTGCTTTTGCTCTTGTTGCGGAGGTTGTGGCGGCTGTTGTGCGGCCTTCTTTTCCTCGTTCTCAAGATCATCTTTGAGCAATTGTTTCATGGGTGGGTCAACCAAGTCAATCAGACGTTTCTTGTCAATGACTTTGGCCTCAAACAACTTGAATGCCAAGTCGCGGCTGTCTTCCATGAAGATTGGCGAATTGGAGTGAGCGTCCACTTTCACCACGTAGTCCTGCGTGAACTGCTCGGCAATGAAAGCCATGCCCTTCTCGTCTTGGTAGCGTGTCTCGTCATACGCTTGCATGAGTTTGAGATACAGAGTGGCAAGTTTTTCCAGACTGTCTTCAATGATGAGCGCACGTTTTTTGGCGCGGCTAGAACCTAACCTTGCCAGTTGTGATGCGTGACCCGCAGAGCGAACGCCTGTCTCGCCACGGCCTTGCAAGACGGAGGAAATACCGCTGGCCTCGGCAAACATGGCATCAATCTCGGCAATCTCTTTGAACAAGTCCTCTGGCATCTTGGGCGCAAGTTCTTCAATCTTGCCGCCGGGTGTGTCAGACAAAATAAAACTGCTTGGGCTGTTAAGCGCAAACATTTTCTCGTCGGTGATGCCCATGAAGCCGCTGGCTGCTTTGGGTGGGTTGACTTGCTTGGCAAGCAACATCGAGATTTCACCAACACGTTTTGTTCTAAGTTCTTGTAAATAAATAAGTTTTTCAACTTCACTCTGACCCCAGAAGTAGTCGTAGAGTGGGCTGGGACAGATTTGGACGAACGGGCATTCGCCTTTCAAGAACATGCTTTCACCAGAGCGGTCATAGATCACAACGTCTGGGTTTGCCATCGTGACAACTTGGTAATCTTGCGTGTCATCGTTCCACACCCACAACTCGTACATTTCGACAACTTGCTCGCCAACGATGGCTTGGTAACGAGACATGCTCTCCAAAGAGAGCGCCACGTTGCCGGTGATGGTGGGCATGGTCTGCGAGAACGCCAAACGGTTCATGGCGTTGGGCGTTTCCTCTGTGGGTTTGGGCGCTTCAAAGACTCGGCGCAAGATACTGTCACGTTGCGGGTGGCTGTACAAGCGGGTGTACAACTCACTTTTGGTCATGTAGTACTTGTGGCAGATGGCCTCTTGGCGATCTGAGTACGGCAAGTCTTCACGCAACACGCCGATGGTTGCAGGCTCAATGACGTAAGGGTGGATGCTGCCGGCCTTGCCCATCACGACTTTGACAAACGTAGAGTTGTAGACCAGAGACCAATTGATTGCCGTAGAGAACACTTGGTCGGTGTTGCTATTTAACCACTCGTCGTTAAGAGCGCGGGTAAGTACGGGTATCTTGGTGTGTTCTGATTTGTCA